CCAAGCAGGTGGTAAACCCTTTGCTACGAGAATATAACCGCCACGCGCAGACGGTGCGGGTGCTGGCTGAACAGCTGGCGCTTACCCCTGCCGGACGTGCTGCTTACGCGGTAAGAAAAGAAAAAGAGATCCGGAGCCCGGCGGAGGACTTTATGGGGGACGAATAGCGCTATGATCTGGATAGAGGAGTACCTGGAGGCGGGATACAAAGGCGCTATCAATATACCCAAATACGTATACAAGCAGTACGAGGCTTTACTGCCTATTATTCACGGTAAGGATCCGCGGTGGTACTATAACCCTGCTCTTGCGAGTAGGCCTATAGAGTTCGGAGAGCGGTTCTGCAGACAGAGCAAGGACGAGTGGCGAGGTAAGCCTATAAGCTATCTGCTATGGCAAAAGGCGGCGCTCTCCGCAATATACGGGATCGTAGAACGCGGCAGCGACTACAGAAAGCACCGAAAGGTCTTTATAGAGGTGGGGAAAAAGAACGGAAAAACCACCATGATCGCGCCGGTCGCTCTTTACGAGACCTCGAAAAAAGGCAACGAGGTTTACGCAGCGGCGAACGCTTTACAGCAGAGCAAGATTATATGGACAGAGGCGGCTAATATGCTCGACCAGAGCCCGCAGCTCAAGACAATGCTACGGCGCCGGCAGTTCGATATAAAGAACATAAGGCAAAACGGCTTTAGCGTTTTTATGGCGCTTGCAAACCAGCCGGATATGCTGGACGGTAAGCTACCTAAGGTCGTCATACTGGACGAGGTGCACGAGCTCCAGCAGGATATTTACGACATATTGTACAACGGACAGATCGGCGTAACTGACCCGCTTTTTATTATGCTTACGACCAACGGCTACGTTCGGCAGGGGCTTTTTGACACGGAGCATGAGAACAGCAAGCAGATCCTTGACGGCATAATCCAAGACGAGCGCAAGTTCTCCCTCCTCTACGAGCTTGACAACCCGGACGACTGGCTTAACGAGGAGAACTGGCAACAGGTCAATCCGAGCCTCGGTACGATCTTTACAAAGGAAAGGCTGAGGGGCATAGTAAGCGACGCGCTGGCAAAACCGGCGAGCCTTAACGCCGTAAAGGTAAAGCACTTTAACCTGGGCGGCGTTTCGGAAAAGTCGTATTTTGAGTACGACACGATAAACAATGAGCGGACATTCAAGCTTGAGCGCTTTAGAGGGTACGACGCTATAGGTGCCTTTGACCTCTCGCTTACGAACGACTTAACGGCTTTTTGTACGCTCTTTTGGGACGACGTAGAAAAGGAATACTGCGCCCATATAGTGTTCTGGATCTCGCAGGACTTTTACGACAAGGTATCGCTTGACCCGCGTATGGGTAGCGTTTGGAAACTTTGGGTCGAGCAAGGGTATATACGGATCGCCGGTAAAAACAGCATAGACTACTCCGCCATAGTAGACCACGTAGACGAGATGGTGGAAAAGTACGGAATCTGCTACCGCTGGATCTACTACGACGCCTACAGTGCCCGCTACCTTGTAAACGCGCTTATAGCAGACGGCTTTAGAGAGGGAGACTGCTTAGTTCGCTGCCAGCAAGGTAGCAAGACGCTATCGGTTCCATTCCAAAGGATAGAGGCAGAACTGGAGGCGAAAAAGATAAACTACAATAATAACCCAGTAGTAAAGTGGTGTCTGACGAATGTAACTATAGAGGAGGATCCTCGAAACAAGAACCCTTTACCGGCGAAAGCGGGCAAAAGCAATATGAGAAAGATAGACGGGTTCGCGGTACTGCTTGACGCTTACGTAGGCGTATGCGACCACCGCCTGGAATTCATAGGAGAGTAAACGTGAGATTTTTCGGTTTTGAAATAACAAGGAGAAAACAGCAGGAACCTAAAAACGACGCTAAAACGCAGCTCGCTATTCAGCTCGGCGGGCTTAACGGCTTAGCGCCGATTTTTAGCGCTCTGGGTCCGGACTTTATGAACAGCGAGGCCTACGCGACGGCAATACGCACCAACGCAACGTACTGTAGTAAGGTGGTTCTCTCCTCGGTTCGTTTGACAGAGGACGGAGAGCAGATCCACGACTATAAAAAGCTCGATAAGCTTTTACAGCTGCGGCCGAATCCGCTGAACACAGCCGCTGAGTTCTGGGAGAGGGTAGCTACCTACTATTTTCACTACAATAACGCTTTTATCTATATAGAAAAGAATGCGCTCGGAGACCCCGTAGCGCTCTGGGCTCCGGATCCCTCTACTATACAGTTTTGTAAGCTGGACGGAGAAATACTCCTCCGCTTTAATATAAACGGGCAGCAAGTGACGTATCCGTATAGCCTAATAGGGCATATAGCGGGAAATGTAACGCGGGATCCGCTTTTCGGCGTACAAAACGCTTGCATACGCCGGGTGCTTAACGTAATCAACACCAACTATCAGGGAATCGAGAACGCCATAATCACGAGCGCTTACATACGCTTTATAGGCTCGCTTGTAACAAAGGTAGGAGACGACAAGCTGGAGGAAAAGAGCCGTAAGTTTACTGAGCGCTATCTTAACCTTAACAACGGGAAAGATCCGGTCGGCATAGTCTTTACGGATAGCAGCTACACGCTTACGCCCGTAACAACGAACGGGCAGAAAACCGCGAGCTACGCGGAGATGAAACAATTTAACGAGGTAGTATATAGGTTCCTCGGCTGCCCGGAGGAGGTCATAGCAGGAAAAGCGACGGAGCAGCAGATGGTAGCTTACTACGAGCGTACGCCCAACGTATTTTTCGAGCGCGTAGCTCAAGAATTCACTTATAAGATCTTTTCGACGACGGAGTACGACTTCGGCAACCGCATAGTGTTCTCGGACCGTAAGCTACAGTACTACAGCATGACTACGCGCTTGCAGATCTTTAACGCCGTACGTGAGCTCGGGGCCTTTACCTTTGGAACGTTGGGCGACTTGCTGGGGCTACCGGTACCGCATAGCCTCCGCAATAAAGCAGTGGCGAGCCAGAACTACCAGGGCGACAAGCAGGGCGGAAACAATAAGCCGGACGGCGGAAACGGAGGAACCGGGGCGAATAAGACACCGAGCGACGAAAGTAATAGTGAGGGACCGGCAAAGACCGGAACGGAGGACAACGATAATGCCTAACGATATATTGCTTAGAGACAAATACCACGACTACCGCCGCCTTATGGACGTAAGAGCTGAGGAGGTGGGCGAAAACGGAGACTTGATCCTTTGCGGGATCCCCGTCGAGTTCGACAAGCCTTATAAGCTTTTCGAGTATAACGGCAAGCCCGTATACGAGGTGATCTCCCGCGGAGCTTTTGACGGGGCGGACTATAACGACGTACCCCTTAAGTATAACCACGGTGACAGCAAGGGAACGCCCGCGAGGACGACCAGCAAAACGGAGCGCGGCCGCCTTACCATAAACGTACTGCCGACGCACGTAGAGGTCCGTATGAACTTGCTACCGACCACGGGCGGCAAAGACCTTTACACAGAGGTCGCGGCTGGAACCGTTCCGCAAATGAGCTGGGCCTTTACACAGGATAGAGACAGCGAGGAAATGCTGGAGACAGCGGATAGCATAACCTTTACGGTCCGTAAGGTTCTCCGCGTTTTCGACATAAGCGCCGTAGACTTTGGCGCTAATAACCGTACGACTATATACGCAAGGCGCTATGGTGAGCTGGACGAGCGATCCAAGCAGCTGGACGAGCTGAAAGCTGAGGCGTTACGTAGTAAAATACTGATCTTGAGTAGATCATAAAAAGGAGAAAAGAAAACTATGAACATTGCACAACTTTTGGCAGAAATCGCAAACGTCAATAAGCGCCTTGCCGCTATCGCGGTCGAGGCCAGAAAAGAGGGCGTGAGTGCCGAGGTCCTCGGCAACCTTGCGACCGAGCAGGAAACGCTTATCGCTAAGAGAGCGGAGTACCAGGCTGAGCTCGTCGAAAAGAGAGCGGCAGCGGACGGCAACTTTGAGAACGTGATCGGCGGCGCCGACAAAGCGGACGAAAGAGCCGCCAGGATCGCCGGCTTGAGCATGAGAGATAAGCTCTCTTTGGCTCTCGGCAGACAGGTCCGCGGCGGTAAGTTCTCCGACGCGGAAAAGAGAGCGCTCGGCGTGGCTCTTACCACCACTTCGGAAACCTACGTCGCTGCTACCTCGGAGATCGACGGCGTGAACAACGCGGGGATCTTTATTCCCCATAAGCTCGTTTTCGACCTCTTGAAAGAGGAGGGCAAACTGAGCCCCATTTTGGCGGATATCGTCTTTACCGCCGTCCCCGGCTTGACCGAGTTCCCTTACCGTAAATCCCGCGACAAGGCGAGAGCCAAAGCGGAGGGCGCAGAGGGCAAGGACAACCAGATGGAATGGGATAAGCTCTCCGGCGTAAAG